TTATGAATTAAACAGTACTCTGTTGATGTCTTTAGCAATGGTACAAATTTGATATGCCAGTTCCTTGTTTGCAATTACTTCATCCGTGAGGCAATTCGGTTCCCCTACATCACTGCCACTATTGTTGTCGGATGTAATGGTGCAATAAATAGCTGATAATACTGCTCTAGTCTCAAGCAAATTATTTCTGGTCTCATGCTCATAGTCAGCAACACACATCGGTTTTTTAACTTTTTCTTCGCAACATACATTGTTATTCATTTTGTTATCCTCCTATTATTTCTGTGCTAAATAGCACATGATTCCACAATCCGGGAATATTTCTGTGTTCATATCTCCACGGTTGGGATCCAGTTCATCGAGATATAACGGCGTCCCGTCACTCTCTTTCAAAATAGAGTACCCAACCAGTCGTTCCACACGTGACCGGCTCTCGAACACTTCCGGGAAGTCCTTGCGGATCCTGTTCCAATACCCCATACCACCCTTGACACATCCGATGCAGTTATTGTTCGGATATCCCAGGTCATACATCTTCGGTCGGGGAAAAGAAAACGTTCTCTCAAACAGCCCGTGAACCTCTTCCTTTGACAGATTCCGGTCGATCAGCGGAAATTCATGCTCCGCTTGTGGATTAGATTCTACCGTCCGCTCTGCCCGGTTGCGCTCTTTCAGGTCGAATCCCCACACATAAGTCAGGTCGTATTGTTTATGTTCCTGCTCCCATTGCTTACGGACACGCTTTTTCAGCCAGTTCGTACATGGGGCAAACCCATTGCCTGCGCTGCGGAATCCTCCGAACGCTCGGACACACTCTTCCACACATCCATATTCCGTAGATCTAAGTACCTCAATTTCTTTTCCGATTGATTTTTCGCAATCTCTGATAAATCTCATGCTATCCTCATGTTGATCGGCAATGTCAATATAAATCCACTTATCAACATCTCCTGCAAGGTATCCCGCCATAAAAGATGATACTCCTGCGCTGATCCAACATACCTTTAGCTTTTCTGCCATAACACCACGCTACAAATGCTGTATCGTGGATCACCATTCGTTTGCTCTACATACGCTTATCAATAAGCCTTATAGCCACGGTGTTGTAATTTTTCGGTACGCCACCCCTATTCACTGCGCACCAACCCGGTTTACCGGGCATTCGTTATTCCTTTCTTACTTTTAATCTAACCATTTTCTAACTCCATAAAATCCGATAACTGCATTTGACCAAAAACATTCGTGTCCTGCATCCACCAGTGGTAAACCTCTTCTCCGCAAGTCCACTGTACTGGCTTTCCTTTAGCTTTCCTTTCTTTTAACATTCTGTCAAAAGCATGGATATAAGCTTGTCTGTACTTTGGATAATCGTGCATCTCACGTTCTCTCTGCGACTTTCTAGCAAGCGGACAGCCTAAACAGCCTAGCCTTTTATATCCGCAACCATACAGATTGCACACTGGAATTTTTTCTTCGTGAATAAAACCCCACACATCTTCATCTGTCCAGTCGATTATCGGATTAACTACTGTCTTTGCCTTCAACTGGCAACTCTCAAATAGATTTCTCGTATCGTCATTGTCCGTTATAAGCATCTTTTCATCGGTTATGCCTACACTTTTATCTGCGCTGTCTTTAAGCACCTCAAAAGGGCTTCTAGGACTTCTCTTCGTACTCTCCGACCATCTAACTCCTGTCGCAATCATTCGATTTGCATTACCGCCCTCTTTCAGTTCTGAGCAACAATACCGAACCACTCTTGTCGGTGGCATCAGTTTTCTTGGAATCAGATTCCACATCGTCAAGATTTGACCGTTTTCTTGTTTGTGATAGTCTATCGAGCACTGAACACCTTTCAATTCTTGCTTACGTAACACTTCTCGAATGTGATATACAGTTTCAGGAGCATCTACTGTTGTATGACTGTTATGTACCTCGTAAGGTATTTTTGCCATCTCAAACAACCGGAGTTGCACATCTGAATCCTTACCGCCTGAATATTCACATACAAGCGGCTTACCGTAATGATGCAGTGACATTTCACTTGCAGTTATCAATCTATTTATACTTTTTTCTAATAAATCCACACACCACACTACATTTATCCGTGTGGTAAATTTACAATCTGCCTTGTAGTCCTTGGGAGTTATTACCGCTGACCATTAGTCTTTTCTGGGGCGATACCTAAGCAGCGTGTTAATAGCTACTATTTCTCAGGCGAACCATGACATTCCATTCTGGCATTTATCAATTTTTACAACCCGGATTCTGATTCCGGGAAACCTCGTTTCACGAGGATAAGTGTTATTCCTTTCCTACAATCGTTTCTGCCTGCTCCTTGTACATCCTGCCCGCCATCTGCACCAGATAGTGCTGTAAGGCTTCTTCAACGCTGATTCTGTGCTTGATGCAATATCTGTCAACGTAGCGTTTAAAGTCCTCATTCTGCTCGTACAGGGCGGTGTAATCAATGTTCTGCATCCGGTGCCTCCGCTACTCTTACTCCGATGGTTTTACCGTCAACATTGTACTGGATCTCTCCGGTATACTCCGCACCAATAAAACCTACTCCCTGTTTTTCTAAATCCTCCAAAGATTTCCGTACCTGATTCATTATTAAAGTCTCAATGTGTGTCATCTGTTCCACCTGCCTTTACTATCTCCAACAAATCATCTACCAAATCCTTGACCTCGTACATCATCATAGTGTCGTAGGATTTTGACTGCTGATCTGCTGTTTTATTTCCATACTTCGTACAGTCTTTAAGGAATGCTGTGCGTTCTTCCAACTGCTCCACAACCTTGTCCGGGTCGTAGGCGGTAGGCTGGGCATCTATAACAGATGCAACGCGTAAAAAGTCTAAGCAATCCATATCTTCGTTCTTTGAAATTGCTTTTTCTAAATCCGCTTTTAATTTATCCGCACGCATTCCCATCGTTCGCCCTCCTGTTCCAATTCTCAATCACGTGTTTCGCACCTTCACTAACCATTTTCACATTCATAAATCCGTTAATAAGTTCGATTGTTACTGATTTCATTATTTCACCTCACTTACTGTTCCAACCTTTAGACCACATTTTCAGCACACAAAGCATCATTTCGTACGATGTAAGTCCAACCGCTGTACATCCAATCTTCTGCGGATCTATCAAATCCGGATCGTATGATTGAACTATGTGTCTTCCAGAAGTTTTGCTCACAATTCTTAAGCAGTGTAAGAATTTATGTTTCGTTTCGTACCGGTTGTACTCGACGGCATATTCGTCGTCCTGGACTTTTGTAAATCCTATTTTTTCAAATTTTCCGTCAATAATTTCGCCAATAATTCTTTTCATTATTGTTCCTCGCTTTCTTTCTGTAACCATGACAGACAACTCTGTTCTCCCTCATATTCATCACCGAAATGGTTGTCAAAATTGATAATAAACTCTGCCAACTCCTCGTCCGTCATGCTACGGATTTCATCTGCGTTGGTCTGCTTATGTGGCTCACTTTCCCGGTAAGACTCCGGCAGTGGCATCCAAGCTGTGATTTCAATTTCATCATCAACAACATCAGGTTCACAATATCCGTATTCCTTGAGATAATCTTCACATACTGCCGAATACCAGTACCATTTCCACTTGTAGCAAATACCAGTTGCTGTGAACGGTACATCTTTAATGCTTGCATAATAAGGCTCCGGATTGTGGTTTACCCATGTAATATTGACAGGAACATAATCTTCCGGAAGTCTCTCGTTTACTGGAATCCAATTGCCGTATCTTCCCTGCTCCTCCGCATCCTCATAGGCTTTGAGTTTTCGATAAACAGCATCTATTTCCTCACAATCCGGTTCGCATGCCCTTTCCCACATTTCATCATCAATCCATGACGGATTTCTTTCTGTCAGTCTCCCCATTCTTGCTCCTTTCCTTGATCCTCGGTCTCTTCACCATCACCGGGTAACTGCAGTCATACGGCTTCGTCCGGCCGATGCGGATTGCCCGCACGCTGGGATGTTTCTGCATATCATACAGTTCATCCTCATCATAAAATCTTTCACTCATGCATCGATGCCCTCTCTTCTCCATATCTTCCGATTGTCAGCAATGTAACCGATAAATCGGCATATTCCTTTTCCAGCGCCTTTAATTGCCCATCTATCTCATCCATACGGTTTACGACATACTCTTCAAATGATGCCAGGTTATCCACCGCCTTGACCGGTTCCGGCTGCTCCTTGTGTTGTGCCGGAACTGAATGCTTAGGGGCTATGCTGTCACTGACAATCTCCAAAATCTTGGATTTAGGGCAGGCATTGAGATCTGCCAGGATTTGGATCTGCGAAGGCTTATGCTTTGCCTGCTTATATCTCCGTATGATCTCTTCATTTGACATTTCCATCAGATCACCTTCTCTATCTGTTCCAAATTTTCGATGTTAAGACTGGATCCATCCCGAAATTCCATGTATGATCCCTGCGCAGTCAATTGGTATCCGTCGATTATGTGTGTGATGCCAGGGTAATCATCTTTCAGCCGCACCTTGGTTCCGATTGGCATCTCGCACATCGTTACTGCCACCATGAGTGCTTTATAAATATCTCTAGTCATCCTCATCCTCCTGTTGCTTGTATGCCTGCAAAAATGCTTTAAACTTTTCCAGTGCGTTCTTTTGGTGTACCGTCGGTGGATCCTTCTTGGCGGTCACTTCCAGATGCAGATCAAAGAGATGTGCGATCTCCCGGCTGGCGTTGATGTACCCCTGCTTTAATCCGTCATGATAACCTTTCCCGGGGCGGTATTCATCGATCTGTTTCTTGCCATCACCCTGACCGCCGGCGGTCTTGTTCCGAAGCTGGTAACCAGCCTGTGCATACTGCCGTATGTATTTCTGCTCCATCTCATCCAGCTTGTCCTCCGGGTAGTGAAGAAAGCCGATTTTCCAGCCTGTGATATTATCCGCGGCATACAGTCCATGATTTTTGATTGACAAATCTATGTGCTGGTATCCGGATAAGTGCTGTGCTAGCCTTGTCAGCAGGTGCTTTGCCTGTCCGATGTATGCATACCGGATTCCGTCCTCTGTCCGGGTTAAAAAATAGATTCCGCTGCCATCATCCACATGTGGATTGACTTCTAAGATCCTCTTTTTATTCTTGGCTTCGATTGCCTTTGCTCTTCTAAAGTTCTGATTCATTTCTGCTCCCTGTATTTGTCCATCAGCATCCGGTATATCCGGCACTGCTCATAATTGCTGTCACAGTACCTGCTCCGGTACTGCTCCCGGTCTTTGCCAAAGTCAAAACGGTTGATGCACTTGGTTTTGTCAATCAGTCCCTCGCAGGTGATCCGCTGCTTATCGCCGGACAAAAAGAAAGGACATATAGCATTGACATCTTGATATTGCGACATTCCCCTTCTCCTTCCTCAGTTTGTCAACATCTGTTTTTCAAATTCCGTCAGATCTCCGTAGTCCTGCTTCGTTTCAAAGTCAAACTTGTTCTTGCTCTTATTGGCGAATCCTGCTTTGCTTTTCTGCTTGTCCATCTTCTCCCAGTTTCGGACGGCAGCCTTCCAGTCCTTCATCTTGTTCTTGCCGATCATCCAGTCCTTGGCTTTGTAAAAATCAACAAAGTACTCAGGATCAATTCCATTCCCACGCTCCTGGCAGTAAGCTCTGACATCATCAACCGACGGTGGCTCAAATTTTTTCTTAGTACCTTTAGGTACTTCTTTTTTAAAATTCTTTATTTCTTTATATTCTTCTTTTGTTGGGAATCGTTCGGGAATCGGTTGGGAATCGGTTGGGAAACTGCTTGGGATGATTTGGTAAGCATCGTAATTATTTACCGTAAATACGGTGTATTTCGAGGTTACATGCTTGGTAATCTCCTTGGTAGAAATTAGATGCTTTACTGCGGTTCTTACTTCGTCAACCGTGAGTTGTGTCTCCTCCGCTAATCGCCCATACGATGAAGGGAATGAACCTCTGGGGATCACAGTTCCCTCAATCTTCTTGTCTTTCCAGTAGGCCTTTAAAAGCATATGAATAAATACACGGCAGGTATTTATATTCCCATACCATTCCCAATCCAGTATCTTTCGGCTCAGCTTTATGTAATCCATTCAGCCCACCTACCATATTCCAAATTCTTTGAGTGACATCTGCCCTGTATCCTCTGCCTTTGGTGTCAGGCACTTCCGTATAGCCTTACAACGCTTATTGCAACTGCTCGTCCTTGCCTGCTCCCGGAATAGATATTCCTTTGCTCTCTGCCGGTCTTCCATGCTGCCATCCGGTTGGAAATATCCATTGTCAATATTGATAACCAATGTACCTCTGAGCAGTAGTGCATCTTCCAATTCCTGACGGATTTTCCGATCACTCATGTTTGTATCTGATACAAGTTTTTGTCTTGATATTCTGTTGGCATAACCAAAAGGTATGTAATTCTCAATCAGTATATAGACCACCTCCCGGGCGGATCACCGTCCGCCCTGACGCTAATAATGGCTGTTTGTGAGACACCACTACATGAACAGTTTCTTTCGCCCCGCAGGGCAGGTGTTTCAACCTTATAGGTAAGACCTTCCAAACTCTTTTATAAACTCTTCACGGGATCCGTAATGCTCCTCATAATACCGCTGACATTCCTGCTTCAGTCGCAGGTCAAGTCCCTGATTTGGTTTCATATGCACGCTGTCCGGTCCGTATGTATGTAAGGTCGGATGCAACGGTACCAGGAATCCTCTTTCTTCACTGGCTTTCTTTCGGCTGCCGTTAAACACATGGTGGATATGGCCTACTCCCAAGTGGGTGATATAGCAGGATCCCATATCGTCCGTAAGAACGCTCCAACACTTTTTCATGGCTTCCACGCTTTCATCATTTCTGCCAGTTCCGCAGGAGTAAGGGTTTCAATTCCAACTTCCTTACATTCGGATACCAGTCCATTGATAAGTTCGCTCATCTCCCTGGTGTCGTAATCGTGAGAGCCACGGTACATGACATATGTACGATACATGGTTCCGTCCTTGCCCTCACGCACTTGTGATGTCGGACCGATATGGTAGGTCTCCGCTTCCAATGCTGTATTCTCTGCCTTGTCCGTGTCCGTGAGTGTTAGAGTGACAAGCTTTCCCTCGATGTATTCCCGCTGTCCGTACTTCCTCAGGATCATGTTGTGCATCCGTCCCTTTGAGATATGCATTGCTTCTGCCAGCTTCGTGATCAACTGCCAGTAATAGGCATTTGCATCCAGTGATCTCCTCTGCCGGAATTTAACTGCTGTAATGGTCAGCTTTTCCGCATCCTTGATACCGTCAAACTGGCTGGTCACGGCATCAGCTGAATCAGCCTGAAACGATATGTTATATTTGCCAGACATGAAATCCATTGTGATCCCAGCCACTTTCCCGGTAAACTCCATTACTTCTTTCCTTTCTCCTTGTCAGCTCTTACATCATAGGTAAAAACCATTTTTCCACGCGATTCATTTTTTATTGCAAGTGCTTTAATTTCTCCGCCATCAATGATAATCTGTGTGACACGGAATTTGTCATAGGTGGTAACTACTTCCTTTCCACCACGATTCACTTTTTTTAGATTAACATTGTCGGAATTGATCCAAATGAACGGTGCGGTGTAAAGTTCTCGTCCAATCCCCCAGTTGAAGCAGGCACGCTTAAATGCGTCCGAAGCCTGTCCCTTCTCTTTCTCGGTGTAAGATTCCGTACCGACATCCTGCTTGGTCACCCATTCTTTCTTACCTTCATCCCAGAGGGACACATTGCAGAACAAATTACCGTTGATCAGTTCATGTGATCTCTTCCAGTTCTCCGGTCCCACGGTCTCGTCCAGAATCTTCATGTCGCACCGGGCATCTTTATAGAGTAGCAGGCTACATCCCTTATCCGATACCGTGGATACGCGACATTCAATATCATCAGCTGTCAGTGCTCTAAACTGTTTCATCCGTGTTATCCTCCTTTTCTACTACTCTGCTCGCCCACATATCCGCCATATGTAACAGCAGATACAGCGGTGTCTCCTTGCCGGAGATCTCATATTTAAAAATGCCATACAGTCCGTTGTGCCACAGGATAGCCTGCTCTTCCTCTTCCGTCAGAGAAATATACATTCTTGAAATGGTCACAGACCGGATCTCATGATCCACATACGGCAGATCAGGATTTGTTTTATACGGAGTAACATCCGACTGCTTACCGCTCTTAAGGATGTACGGAACGTAGTTAGGCTTTCCGTGATCTCCCATCTTTCCGAGATCATGCAGGATAGCACATAAGATAATGGTGTCATCCGTATACCTGGTATCCAACGTCTTGTTCAGGCGTTTCATGATTTCATACACATTCAGACTGTGTTCTGCCAGTCCACCTTCCTTACTCAGATGGTGTGCTCCACTGCATGGAGCCTCGAAAAATCCTTCCATTTCCATGTGTGCAATCAGATCACATATCCCATGCCGTTCCGTACTCATTAACAATTGTTCAATCTTTTCTTTCATCCCCGTCTCCTTTATCTCTGAATTTCTAAGATTTCTTTTTCCTCAAATCTCAGCTTCACGGGATCACAGATATCTCTTCTATATACGCTGGCTCCATCCATCTCGTGGAAATCAATGCTGATATATCCATCCCCTGTCATGGCAATGCTGACGATCTTATCCGTAGCAAGTCCACACTGAATGATATGCTTACAGATTTTTTCTAAATCCGGCAATGATGCCATCATAAAATTTCTAACCTTGTTCTTGTCGTCCTCTGTTAATTTACTCATTGGCTTCTCCCTTCCTCTCATCCGTGAGCATATCAATTGTGGCACCGGCGATTCTAATTGCCATATCTTCCGGTTCCTCATCCAATGCTTTAGCTGCCATCTTAGATACGTTCATTAATATTTCTCCTGCTCCGGCTATAAGCTCTAATAAATTTCCTTCAGCCTTAAGTGTGCCAATTTTGTTCTCCTTATCGCTTTCATAAATCAGTATTGTTTTTTTCATTGCATTTTTCCTTTCCGTGTTGTAAAATATACACAAATAGCATTATCAGTGTTGTTTTTTAGGATCCCTTGCTTTGGTCGGTGCGGGATCCTATTTTATTTGTCCATCTTCTTTCATGGACAGATACGCACATGCGCATCCTACTACCGCACATACAATGGCGGATATGTACATCTCTGCTTCTACCAGTCCTGCCGGAAGAATCAGAAGCATCAAAAATGCTATGGTTCCTAAAACATTTGATGCATTAAATACCTTTCTCACTTTCTACCTCCTCTCTTCATTCCTAGATACTCCGTGATCTCTGCGGCCAAGAATCTGCTGTGATTGCTGTTCTTCGCAAAAAAGTTTCTTACGCTTCCTCTCGGTCTCCCGATTCCGTCAGCAAGGTCATTGACAGACAAACCTCTCTCTGTCATTTCCTTTTTTGCCAGTGCTATGAACTTTATCCATTCTTCCTGTGATAAATTCAGTTCAATCATTTCTAACTTCCAATGCTTGTCCGTACCCTCTACGTGATGCCCAGGGTGCGACTGGACACCACTCATGTCAGAAGTGTAAGAAAAGGGGTGGTGGTTTACACCACGTACAGGGCACGGCTTATTTACAGTTACGACAACTTCTCTCTCAGAAGCTTTCCAATGATTTCTTCCGGAAGTTCACCGCCTGCCAGTTCTCCTACCGGAGCATCCAGTATAGCTGCCAGCTCCCAAATATCTCTCAGCTTCATGTTGCCGGGATCTTTCAGGTGATTCTGAATCGTTTTCACCGTGACATTCTGCTTGTCCGCCAGACGATCATCTGTCATGCTCCGCAGTGCCATATACCGCTGTATCCCGGCAGATGATCTCGCCGACAACCGCTTACGGTTTTCTTCTGATCTCATGTATGATACCTTTGGCATCCGTTTTCTCCTTTTCTCTATTCCAGCAGCTTATCAACCTTAACTTTCAGAACATCCGCCACTGCTTTCAGCGTATCTATTCTGGGATTGCATTTTTTCCATTTAGAGATTGTCCCGGGGGAAATCTCTGCCAGATCTTCCAGCTTTGAAATGGTCATTTTCTTCTTATTTGCAATCTCTACCACATTTCTGTAAATATCAGGCATTTCACACCTCCTTATCCTTGAATATTTTCAGTTACTCCTATATAATGGTGGGTATCTAATAGTAAAGGAGGTGGTAGCATGAAAAAGTTTAACATCCAGTTTAAGCTTCGAATAATACCACGCCTTGTGCCTTACATTGGTAGTGACGCTCGCTGAGTAAACAGCGCAAACAAACTTCGTACTTGCTTGTGGTTGCCATACAGACCCTTGACCCGTCTGCGCACGGTAACAGCGTAAAAATACCCACCACGACCTGTACCTTTGTCCACTTTCAAGGCATTTAAGAAGATGTACCTATCATCTAAAAAAGTGGAATGCTTTGGAGTTAGATGATTAAATGGTGCGCGTCTAACAATCCTTTGCATTATAGGTTCTTATTAGGTCGAGCCCTTGAGTTGCACCCTCAAGGGCTTTTGCTATAGGAGATTCACTAACTTTTGAATATATTCAGCGAACATGTTGACTTTTTACTGATTTTATTCTAGAATGAAGCTACCACGAATCATTACTATATTTTTTCAGCAAAAATTTCATTGACGTTGAATTTATTCAGCGGTTATGGTTTAATTATACTGCTTTTATTCAGTTTGTCAATATATTTCTGCTGATTTTTTTCAACGGAGGAAAACTGAATATGTCACTTAATGAAAGAATTGTTGATTTATGCAGTAAAAACAACATTTCTCAATCAAAATTAGAAACAGATTTGGGAATAGCTAGAGGCTCTGTTACAAAATGGAAAACTGCTGAGCCAAGACAATCCACATTGCAAAAGGTCGCTGATTATTTTAACGTATCCGTAGAATACTTACTTACCGGCAAAGAAAAGGAAGGTGGAGAAGAATATTATCTTAATGAGGAGACGAAAGAAATCGCCCAGGAAATATTTGAGAATCCTGATCTGAAATCATTGTTCGACATGAGCAGAAAAATGTCTCCGGAGAGATTAAAAGCACACATTGAATTTATGAAGAACTTACAGAAAACCGAATCTGATACATAGAGTACAGTTTATGGTACTCTGCCTGAGTTACATTGGTAAAGGGTGATGAAATTGGACGTAAATACTATATTGATAGACATGGATGTCATGATTCCGGAACAGGTCGTAGAGAATCCAGATGGTACTTACAGCATCTTTATTAATTCCAGACTGAACCGGGAACGACAAATCGCCGCTTATGCTCATGCACTGGAACATATAAAGAAACATGATTTTGAAAAATCAGATGCTAACCAAATTGAATGTGATGCACATAATTTGGAAATTTCAAAAGAACTATGTTTTGTGTAAAAAGGGGAGGAAACAAATGAAAAATATTGATATTGAAGAGTATAAAGACAAATTACTTGCATACTACGGAGATGAATACGCATTGCGCAATACACGTAAGCGCATGCTACGCGGAAGTATATGGCTTTTAGGATTTAGTGCTATATTTACTATCATTTTTTCATTTTTTTTCGCATTATTGGGCGGAATGAGCCACTTTTTATTTTTCACACTTTGTCTTTCAACAATGACTGTTTTTCCATGTGTCATTGGTACTGTTGTTAATTTCTTTTTCATAGTTTTGGAAGAGGTTGGTTTTGGACTTGCTGTGGCAGCTGAAATTATTTTTGTTTTTGCTTATCACTTTTGCCGTTCAACTGAAATAGCTCTTATAATTGCAATTTTGCTGCTTATTATATTATGCCAATATTTTTCCAAACAAGAATTTGAAAAAAGGGTTGCAAACGCCAGATATGAGCTATCACAGCATGGTATAAATGTCGAAATAATAAACAACAGAGTAATATTTAAGTAAAGCTTAAGTTCTACTGCAGTATTCCATTAAAAAAAACGTCATGTGGCGAACTGACGTTTGGAAGGAGTACAAATGAAATCAGCATATTTCTATTCAATTGTTATTAAGGAAAAGGACTCAGAAGCGGTACAGCCCATAACTTTATTTAAGGATATCATCGGAAATATAATTCAACCTAATAACAATCAAAATGACCCCAGAGAATACTATACAGTAGACATAACACAGCCTGAAGACACCAAAAAGACAATTGTTGATATATTTGATAATAATGATACTCATTTTTTTGCAAGACTTTCCAAGCAAAAGCCATCTAACTCGGTCGTTGGACGAAACTATAATACGCTTAAAACAGAACCAGTCATGGGAAATTTTCCAGATAACGTAAAGGGAATAGAAAGTTATTGCTTTGTTTATATTAACTATCAGACCTTGATTGCTGAAATTGTTACATCACAATACTCTCCTGATCAGGCAGCTGTTGGAAACTTAATAAAAATGAATTCAAATTACTATTTGGAATTCTATGCGATTCCAAACCGCACAGGAATAGATTGTATATTCCAACACAGGAAACCTGTTATTTCCTCTTTCACAGTGGATATACCAACTCCCACCCCTGCACTTTTGGAAGAATTTGGGTTCACTGATGAAGATATCACTGAACTGTTTGAAAATAATATTAGAGCCAAAATAACTCTTGCTCCTGCGCACGGTACGACATTGGCTTCTAATGAAGATGTTCCCAAAGTGGTTGACAAAATCAAGCAGTCTGCAGCTGTTACCGGAGCCATTTTTAAAGCTCGCAGTGCCTCTGTAAAATCAAAAGAATACAATTTATACAATGAGACGTTCAAATACGACATTACAATTGAAACTTCTCACGTTGAAAACGGACATTCTATTTCGTATTCAGAGGTTGAATTAATAAATATAGCCAAAAATAAATTAATTGAAAATTACAATAGTAATTATGATATAATAGTTCCATTAGCAAATAGAGGATGAAATCATGAAGAAAATTCAACTTATAATAATTATTATAGTTACATTACTTTTCAGTCACATAATTTTGCACTTTGGAATAATTTATGTACCAAATATTGATAATCTGATTGGAATGCAGTTCAATTTATTGACAGTAAGTACTGTTTTCGCTGGATTTTCATTTACTGTTTTAGGACTTATTATAAGTTTATCTGATACATCAGTATTAAAAAATCTTAGGGAAACATCTTTCATAAGATCTTATTGTGATACCGTGATAAAAAGTATTGTATTTTTCATGATATCCATAGTGTCATCTCTATATTTTATATTTGGTATTAATTCTTGGATAGAAAATTATACGAAGGGTGATACTTCTGTCTTTTCTACCGATTATCCATACATCTTTGGACTACTATTTTTAATTTATGGAATTATATTATTTTGCAAATCTGTATACAAGGTCTCTAAAACCATGAATGCAGAATTCAAAATTAATGAAGATAAGGGGAAAGAAAAAGTAGAACGTTTCAAAAAAGCAATAGATAAAAAATAGTTAAAAAATCAGCCCCAGTGTTGGCGCACCAGAGCTGATGATGATAATAGTCCCGAAGGATACTACTATACGTTCATTCCAATAGTATCATCCCGGGACGTAAAAATCAAGTCACCGGGTATTTTTATACCCAAAAAGGAGGATACTATGGCAACTGCAAAAAAATTACCTTCCGGATCCTGGAGATGCCTCGTATATACTGGTACTGATATAAATGGAAGACGAAAGTATAAATCATTTACTGCAGGGACAAAGCGTGAAGCTGAATACCTCGCCACGCAATATATGATATCTTTAGAAGAACATAAAAAACAGAAGAAAAGCGATGCTCTGTTTTCCGATGCACTTAGCCAGTATATCGAATCGAAAACTCCAGTGTTGTCTCCTTCTACTATTCGAGGATACCGCAATATCGAAACGATACTAAACAGGGAATTCTCTTCATTTTGTCATACAAAGATTTCTGATTTAAGTTCAGAAGATGTGCAGGATGTCATTAACTCCTTGACCAAGTCCCGAGCTCCTAAAACCGTGCGAAATTATCACGGCCTGATCTCTGCTGTACTCGGGGATTATATCAATCTGGATACTTCCATGCCGCAGAGCATAGAACCGGATCTGTATATACCTACAGATAAAGATATCAAAGCTCTGGTAGCATCTGTCCGGGATACCGAGTTGGAGGTTCCTGTTCTACTTGCAGCCTTCTGCCTGATGCGTCGCGGGGAGATCTGCGGTCTGTCCCTGCGTGATATTGACGGTACTACCATCCATATTCATCATTCCCTTGTCCTTGGTGAGGATAAAGAGTGGCACCTGAAAGCCCCCAAGACAGAATCCTCCGACAGGTACATCACCGCACCTCAATTTGTCGTGGATCGTATTGCTGAAATCGGACACATTACCTCACTGAATCCGCATTCTATCACTATTATGTTTCAGAGGGTGCTGGATCGGAATAATATACCTCATTTCCGTTTTCACGATCTCCGCCATTACTCCGCTTCTATCCGGCACGCACTCGGCATCCCAGATGCTTACATCATGGCAGACGGTGGCTGGAGCTCTGATAGGGTGTTAAAAAAAGTATACAGACACGCTATGAGTGACCGGAGAAAAGAGATGGCTGACAAAGCCAACCAGCATTTTGATTCTATGTTTTAAGAATAGTTTCGTGTTGCATTTCGTGTTGCATCATGTTGCATTTACTGTTCTTTTTACGAAATATCGTTTCTTATTCAGAAACGCAAAAGCACGATATATTCCAGTATTCATCAGCATTTCACGCATTTATCACTAATTTACGTATTTCCCCTTATGGGGTTCGAATCCCCCTCTCGCTATTAGGTTAAAAGGGTCGGAAATGCTGATAAATACAGCGTTTCCGATTTTTTTGATTTCTCAAAGTATCAAATAATATGTTTACTTTTGTTTACTTCTGGATTTCTGACGGTGATAATGGTTAAACCAGAGTTTAAAATGCGCCGGTTTTCTCCTCTTAAAACCAGGGTTAAGAAGCCTAAAACAAAAGGTACGAAAGCTGACTCCGTGGAAAAAGTTACGGTTGCCGAACTTCTTCCCTCTTTGGAAAATACGGTTTTAAATAAAAATTAAACTTTAGCATCACCGCTTTCAGCATTCTGATAGACAAAGGAATTAGTGGTCATGGTGATTTCATCTAATATAGCCAGATTTCCGCTTTTCTTTATGCACATTGTTATTTAATAATTTGGACTTGCACACCGCCAAACCCGTTACTGTTCCAAAACAAACTGCTCTGTCTCAGGGTTCCACTTTAATACTGCTACGATTTCTTCAGAACTTATCAATTTATCCTCAGATGCCACAATAATCAAATCATCTACTATATCCATATAATAAAAAGATTCATCTCCAATGATCTTTAGCGCATCTATCGGAATTTCTACCCATTGACTGCCTTCGACAGCTAAAAGCTGAATTTCCTGTGTTGATATTCCTTGATATGTTGTGGTTTTTGATACCAATATTCTGCTTTGTCCGTCACTCGCTTGAATACAGTTTATAACTACTTTATCAGCCGCAAACTCCTTATATGCTACCATTTCTAATGAATCAGCATCTAAAAGGATACCCACCGTTTTATCCAATCCTGCAACATGAGGGGTATTCAAAATCTTGCATAACACGAATATTTCACTGGCATTATCTTGCGAGAAAGAACCAAAATCAATCCGAACTATAACAATATCTAATGCACTGATGTTACCTTCTTCGTAATTCTCTGCTACCTTTTCTATAATCCTGTTATTAAGCTCTGAGACCATATCAGCACTATCCCTGGATTTCGATATTCCACACGCATTGATGCACATCAGCATAAACAACACAAGAACAGAGACCGGCAAAACCTTATTTTTCATCTTACCCATACTCGTCTTAATCTCTTTCTGGCACATTTTCTATTTTAATGTGCAGGATATGATCCTGCAATCAGTGTAATAATACAACAAAATATTCGATGCGGAATCACCATTTTTTGCACGCAATGCGGCACCCATTTGACATAGCCCGTAACGATGTCCTCCTGCACCAGTTGCAATATCTGTGCAACTTACAGCTTTCAAAGCAGGCTGCGTAATAGCTAAAAAACTCGCAATATACTTTTTCATTGCTTCCTCTTTTCTCTTCAT